CCCATGCTACGATATAGTTAGGGTTTTAGTGGTAGTTCAAAGATTTTTCAAAAATATTTTACTCATTGGAGCGAACATTTCGAGAAAAAAAAACATGTAAAATAAGTTCAAAGGGGGTATATTCTGCTTACATTAGAGCACGTCAATATAAACATCATACTATATCAAAAAAAGCAAATAAGAAACTTATAAAAATGAAAGTTAAAAGATAATTTTTCTTTCTAAATTATTAATTGTTTTTATTTAAATAATAAAAGAAAGAAAGATAAAATAAAAATTATTATTAATTTAAATAAAAATGAATAAAATTATAAATTATATAAATTATAATATAAGTTAAATAATGTTGTTGTATTTTTACAATATATTCAAAAAAAAACAAACTGAAAATGATGAATGGGGATATTTTATAGATTTAGAAAATACTTCATTCAATTGTTCAAATAATGAAGAATTGATTCGTATAAAATATAAAGTTCCTTATTATAATAATATGGTTGAATATAATGATGATGAAGAAAATGAAAATAATTTAAAAAAGAATGATAATTCTTTTTATGTATTGATTATAGTAGGATTTTTATATATTAATATACAAAATATGATATATAATATAATAAATATTATATGTTATTGGTATCAGTATTAATATTAGTATTATTAGAATTATATACTAAATAATCTAAATAATTATTAGCACCACAAATAGTATTTCCAAATAAATTACCACAAGGGTCTATATTATAATTTATATAAGGTATTAAATTTGGTGTATTATTAATAGTTGTAGGAATATTATTATTTGTATAATTTTGAATAACAGGAACATCTAATAAATTTAAATTTGTAATTAAATTAATATATAAATTAGATTTGTTAATATCATTAACTTTTTTTTTACAAAATAAAACATTAGATTTTTTATTATATGTATAATCACTTGCATTTTGATTATTAGTAAATACTTTAAAAGTTTTATTACACGAAGTAATATTAAATGAATTTGCCATATAAAGTATATTAATATTATAAGTAATAAATTTATAACATTATAATATATGGCTGAATATGTTTTAAAAAAAACAAAATTGTTTCCAGAAACAATTTGTTTTAATAAATCTAAATGGAAATGGGTATATGGAGAATGTGGTGGAATAAATTTAAATGGAGAAGATCAATATACTTTATTAGGAGGTGGTGCTACTTCAAAAACTTATGTAAATACAACAAAAACAAAATTAGTTAAAATAATATTTCAAAGTGATTTTGCAACTCAAGGTGAATTTATAGAGAATTGTATGAATGAAGTTGGATTACAATCAGAAGTAAGTAGAATGGATATGGCTCCTATAATTTATTTACACGGTTATGTAGAACCTAGTTCAGAATATAAATCCATATTTTTAAATAAACCTTTTTATTTTATTGTAATGGATTATTTATTAAGTTATAGTGAAGATGAAGATGGATGGGAAATAATAATAATGAATCCTCATTTAAAACAACAGTTAAAACTTCAATTATATAAATTTATTACAGATTTAGTAACACAAACAGGAATATATAATACTTTAGATCCTTATGTTCATTTTTATTATAATGACTCAACTCATAAAATATATATGATTGATTATGGAACTTGTAAAAAATGTATAGATACAGATGAAAAATTGATTAAAATTGAAGAAATGTTTAAATTATTATATCCAGAGGATGAAGAAAGTGTATCATCATCATCAAAACCAGTTGCGACATCATTAAGTGCGATTTCAATGGTAACAAAAGGTGGTAAAAGTAAAAAAAGGAATAGAATAAAGAGAATGAAAATAATAAATATAACAAAGAAACATAAAAAGAAAAAGATATAATTTAATAAATCAATTTAAAAAATTCATTTGTATTAAATTAATTAATTAATGGAAGAAGAAAAACAAGATTCAAATATAAAATGGGAAAATACAATTGAATTTACTTTTCCTATAGTTGGTGGAAAAGTAATTAAAGTATATGATGGAGATACTATAACAATTGCTTCTAAATTACCATATGAAAAGTCTCCATTATATAGATTACATGTAAGATTAAATGGAATTGATACACCAGAAATGAAAGGTAAAAATATTTCATTAGAAGAAAAAGAATCTGCAAAAAAAGCGCGAGATTTTGTATCTAATTTGACTTTAAATAAATATGTAGAATTAAAAAATATAAAATCTGAAAAGTATGGACGTATTTTAGCAGATGTATATATTGATAATGTAAATTTAAATCAATTATTAGTTGAAAAATTATATGCAGTTGTATATGATGGTAAAAAAAAACAAAAACCATCTTCTTGGACAAAATATAATCTTACAGGTGAGTTTTAAAATCATACATCATAAAATACAATTATAGAAATGAAATATTTATTTATTTTATTAAATAAATATTTCAAATACTTAAATACTTAAATATCATATACAGTAGTAAGATTTATACAAAAACTATAATCCATATTATTTAAATCAATCACTCTACCATATTCATCTAATAATTGAATATTCATAGATTGAATATTCACTGGACCAAAATATTCACGAGGAGTTGTTATAATATTTAAATTATTTTGTTCTGTAACATTAAATGCGTTAAATGTATTTAATTGAGTTGATATACGTGCTAATATATTTTTATTTAATATTGATGAATTATAAGCACAAATAAAATTATTATTTACATTATTATTATAATCATCCACAACTAAAAAAATGTATTTAGGACCACTAATATCAACACAACCTTCTGATACATAATTTAAATTATTGTTATAAATACCATTTCTAAAACCAAGAAACCATCCAAATTTTAATGGTAATGGCGTATTTAAATCACTCAGTCCATTAATATCTGCTTGAAAATTAAGTGAAATATTTGTATTATTATCATTTATATTAGTAAATCCAACTAATGTTTGACAACTTCCTGTTGTTGAATTTGTTAAATTAATCACAAAATTCACATTGTTAAAAGGAGAACCTGCTAACAATAATTGATTATTTATACATGTCATAATAGAAGTATTATCATAATTTCCATCTGGAATATTAATTACAGTAGTTGATTCATTCACTATTATAGTAAAATAATTATTTCCATATTGTTTAGATACTACATAATAAGTATTTGGCAATTCAATCGATACTAAACGCATTTGTAAAACATTGTTCATGTTAATTGGTAAACTAAAATTAAAATTGGTTGAAGCAGAATTAAAATAATTCTCTCTAAATTTAGTATCAATATTTAAATTTTTTATTATAGTTCTTTTTTTTAGTGGATTTATTACTCCTGCAAAAAATTCACTTGGATAAGAATTCACATAAGGAGTTTTTATATTCTCTCTTGTTTGAACCATATGTTCTTGTATGTTTTCTATTTCTGATGATTGTAGTTTATTATTATTATTATATAATTTATCTATTTTTTCTTTTAATGAATCTACCTCATTTTTATCTTCTGCAGAATTATTTAAAATTCTATTTTTGGCTTTTACTATAAATTGTAAAGTTTTCAATTTTGTTTCTTTATCTATATTTTTATTATTAATAATATTATTTCTTAATTTATTTTCTTTATTTTCAAAAATAAATGTATTATAATTAGATGGTAATTCAAACATATCTATTAATTCATCTTTTGTATAATTGTTAATATTTAAATCAAAGTTCATATATTATATAATATAAATTTATTTAAGATATTATTATATTAAATATTAAAATTATATTCTATAAATTTATCTTTCAATTATAACACATTTAAATAAAATATTTGAATTAAGAAAAAAATAATAATATTAAATATTATTAATTGTGTATATATGTCAGTAAATTATGAACAATATTTAGGGTCTAAAAGTTGTTGTTCTTTAGGTGGAGAATAGGACCACAAGGAATACAAGGAATACAAGGTAATAGAGATTTTACTGGAGTAATGGGATCAACTGGACCTCTGGGTTATTACCTGATCAAGAGATCGCTTATTTAAATTTAAATCAACAATTCACTGGTATTAATACTTTTTCAAATTATGTCAATTTTTAGTTCCACAATCTAATTTAATTACAACTAATTTAAGTAGCGGAACATTAGTAATGGTAATAATAAATTTATTAATAGTTATATTTTCATAAAGATATATGATTATATAAAATAAAAATAAAAATAAAAATAAAAAATTGATTAATAAATTGTATTAAATACAATTCATTAAATACTATAATGGAACTATCTAAAGAACAACAATTTGCGTTTAATAAATATGTTGACAAACAAAACATATTTATTACAGGTCCAGGAGGGTCAGGTAAATCAGCTTTAATAAAAATAATAAATGAAGATGCTCATAATAAATTAAAAAATATTCAAGTTTGTGCGTTGACAGGATGTGCCGCAGTTTTATTAGATTGTAAAGCGAAAACGTTACATTCTTGGGCAGGAATAGGATTAGGAAATGGTACAATAGAATATTTAGTTGCGAAAATAAATAAAAATAAATTTACAAAAGCTTTATGGAGAGAAATAGAAATTTTAGTTGTGGATGAGATAAGTATGCTTTCTTTAAAATTATTTAATATTTTAAATCAAATCGGAAAAATAATAAGAAGAAATCCAAGACCATTTGGAGGAATTCAACTTATATTTTTAGGAGATTTTTACCAATTACCTCCAGTAGGAGATAAAGATGATTTAGAAACTCAATGTTATTGTTTTGAAAGTATTGATTGGAATACCACATTTCATAATGAGAATCAAATACAGTTAATAAAAATATTTAGACAAAAAGATGAAATGTATTGTAATATTTTAAATCAAATACGTCAAGGTAAAATTAAGCGTAAAACGAATAATTTATTATTAGGATATGTAGGTAGACCATTGAATGACGATTTAATAGTTGAACCGACAAAATTATTACCGACACGTAGTAAAGTAGAAAATATAAATAAGAAAAAGATGTCTTTATTATTAGGTGAAGAAAGAGAATATAAAATAAAATATATAAAAGAAATAGAATTATCTAGACAAGATAGAGAGAAACAATCAATATTTTCACAAAAAGAAAAAGATTTTGAATTAGATTTTTTAGCAAACAATTTAATATGTGATAAAGAGATAAAATTAAAGATAGGTTCTCAAGTGATGTGTATAATTAATATTCAAACTGATTTAGAAGTTGAATTATGTAATGGTAGTCAAGGTATTGTAACAAATTTTTGTGAAATTACAGGTTATCCTTGTGTTAAATTTAACAATGGTATAGAAAGAATAATGACACGTCATAATTGGATAAGTGATAAAATTCCTGGTATAGGTGTTTCACAAGTGCCTATTATTTTAGCGTGGGCTTTAACAATTCATAAATCTCAAGGTGCCACGATGGATGCTGCGGAAATTGATGTAGGAAGTGAAATATTTGAATGTGGACAAACTTATGTAGCACTTTCAAGAGTAAAAAGTTTAGATGGTTTATATTTAACTTCATTTGATGCGAGTAAAATATGTATAAATAAAAAAGTAAAAGAATTTTATGAAAGATTATCAATTTAAATAATAATTAAAAATAAAATTGAAATTAAAAACTTATTATTAGTAATAATAATAAATATTAAGTAATTGAAATGTCAATTGTCAAAAAGGTTGTTTTTAAAATGAATGAGGAGATGTTAATAAATGAGGATATAATAAATAAAGAGATAATAAATGATGAGGAGGAGGTAGATCGTGTAAATAAAAATATTTATAGATATAAATTTACACAAGAATTTATTGATGAATTATATAAATTTTCTAAAATTCATCAATATGATGATAGAAAAGTATTTAAAGAAGCTTGGAATGAATGGTTAGAAATGAATAAAGATATAGTTTTAAATGAAACGAATTATTTATTAAATTTAGGTTATAATAAAAATATTTTAGATAAAATGTTTAAATCTTCAAAATATTATTTTAGAAAAAAGAGTACAGAAAAAAGTGCTCCAACCCAAAGAAGAAGTTATACGAATGTTCAAAAAGTGTTGTTAGATGCGATGGATAAAGATATAAAAGATATAAATAAAATAAATTATAAACCTTCTGAAAGATTTAATGATTTTTGTAATAAAAATATAGATTTATTAAAAGAAGAAGTAAATACAATGTGTAAAAATGGTTTTAAAGATCCTATTGAAATACAAAAAAAAATAAAAAAAACATATAATAATAGATATTTCTTATTATTAAATATAAAGAAATAAATTAAAATAAAGAATGATATCAAATATAGAAATAAGTAATATAAATAAACATATTTTAAAATATGAGAATAAAACTAAAAATAAAAACAAAAACATAGAAATGTATTCAACAATTATAAAATATGATTTTTCTAGTATAAATGAAATAAATATAAGTAATATAATAAAAAATATAGATAATTATTATACAAATTATTTAATAATAGAGAATTATGATTTTGTAAATATTAGTCAATTAAATGAAACAACAATTGAAAAATTCCAATTAATAAATGATATAAAATATTTAATAATAAAATATAATAAAAATGAGTTAATAGATTTAAATACTTTTTTATTTAATTTATATAATGCCAAATTTTTTATTTTTCATATAATAGATTCATTTATATATATATTAAAAAGTCTAATAAAATTGAATTCGAATAATATTTGTTATTTTAATTTATCTCCTGAAAATATAAAATTTAATATAGATTATGGAGAAAAACCGATGTTATCTAATTTTCATTCAAGTTTACAAATTTCGAAATTATCAGTTGAATATATAACTAATATTATAAAAAAAATAAATAATTATACATATAAACCATTAGAAATTCATATATTATTTTATTTTATTGAAAATAACATATTTACTATTTCATATTCATTTATTGAAGAAATAACTGAAGTTTTTATACAAAATTTAACAATTTTAAATCTTTTTTCAGAAAATTTTAAAGAAACATATAAAAAATATTGTATAGATTTTTTAAAAAAATATATTAATAAATCAAAAACAGATATAATCACAGATATTTTAAAATATAATGATAAATGGGATGTATATAGTTTAAGTATAATTTATTTACATTATATTGGAAATATTTTAAAATTATTCTCTCTTGATGAAGATTTTTTTCGTAAAATTATAAATGAATTATCTAAAAATATAAATCCGGATCCTTCTAAAAGGAATAGTTTACACAATTTATTAGAAACATATAATGAACTTTTTAATAAAGTGAAAGATTGGGATTTTGTAAATAAAATACAAACGAATAAATTGCCTAAATTATTTCATATTTAATTTTGTTTTATTGATTTCTTCTCGTTGTCCCTCCTTTTTTTTTATAAGTTTTTCCTGCATCAATTAAAGCTTGTTTAAAAGAATAATTTTTATTTTTTAATCTGCCTTGTTTAAAAACTCTACTTGTATATAAATTCCATTCAGATGGTTGTTTTTTTGTTTTTCGAATTTTAGGTGTTTTTTTATGTTTGTTGTGTCTTGTCATTATATATAAAGTAAATATAATTATATAATTTAATTTATAAATTAGAATATTACAATTGTAAATAATAAAAAAAAAGAAAAAAAGAAAAAAATTATGAATGTAATAAATTAAATTCTAATGCGAACGAATAATCATTATTTAATAAATTTATTTCTTTTCCATATTTATTTAATAATTTAATTTGTAATTGTCGAATTCTTACAGGTCCATAGTATTCTCTCAATTTAAATATATAATCACATCCATTATTATTATTATTATTAATAATTAAATTATTAGAAAGTCCATTAAATGTATTTAATGTAATACGTCCTAATATATTATTACTAATTAATGAGTCATATGTTTGAGAGACGATAGTATTAGAATCGAAATTTTTATTAAAATCATCTATATAAAGAAAAATATAATTTTCTATTGATAAAGAAGATTCGCTTTGTATATATCCATAATATAATACAGCAGGACTAGTTGTAATAATATCATTATATGTATTATAAATATTAGCAGAATAGGTCGTATTTTTATAACCTAAATATTTTCCAAAATTACTATTGACAAAATCGATAGTATAAGAAAAGTTAGGAGAATAATAACTATTAATTGGATCATAAATATTATTAGATGGATCTATATAAAAGGAGCATTTGTTTGTTATATTATTAATATTAAATTGTAAATAATTTAATCCATTACATATATTATTAAAATAATTATTTATACTAGTTATTAGTTGTGTATTTGTATAATTTCCACTGGGTAAAATGATAGTTTGAATACTATCAGGATAAATTATCATATTGGATAAATTAATTACAAAAGTATTATTTTCAAGTGTATCTGAGATATTATCCCACGTTTGAGGTAATTCGAATGATATTAATTTCATACTAATGACTTTATATAATGGATTTTGTAATTTATACATAAAATTATTGGAAGTGGTTATACTAGAATTTTCACGAAAAGTTGAATCTATAGATAATACATTTGTTGTGATTCTTCTCTCTAATGGATTAATAGTACCTTCAAATGCGGTGCTTGGATTAGTATATACAAAATTGGTATCTGGTTTATTAACAATTGGATGATTAGTTAATTTATTATTATTATTTTCAATTACACTCATTAATTTATATATTTAATTAATATATTTAAATTATAAAATAATTATAGTAATTAAATTACATATTTTTTAAAATTTGGTTGTATTATAATTTACAATTGTATTATTTAAAATAAAATTGAAATGATTTAAATATTATAATACTATATTATATTATAACAAAATGGTGAAAAATCTAACTGGAGGTAATAAATCAAAAGGGTTTGCTCGTAAAAACACTTTTAAAAATACTAGTAGTTTAAGGATTTCTCAAGAGGAATCTGAAATATATGCACAAGCTACTAAAATGTTAGGTGGTTCAATGTGTCACGTCGTTGATTTAGATGGTAAACAATATCTTTGTCATATTAGAGGTAAATTTAAAGGGAAAGGAAAACGAGATAATTTTATAAAATCTGGAACGTGGTTATTAGTTGGGTTAAGAGAATGGGAAAAAGAAATAAAATCTAAATTGTTAAATTGTGATGTTATAGAAGTATATTCTGATTCTGATAAAGAGAAAATTAAAAATACTATAATTGGAATAAATTGGAATTTGTTTATTAATAATGATATGACAAATACAGGATCATCTTCTTCTACTGATATTGAAAAAGATGATGGATTTGTATTTATGGATGATGCAACTCAAGAATATCATGAATTAATCGCATCTCATATCGCATTATTAGAAAGTAATAAAGATAAATTAAATGTTATTGCCGAAGAAGAAGAATATATTGATGTTGATAATATTTAAATATTTAAAAAAAATATTTTAATATTAATATAAAAATTTATAAATATAATATTTTTTTTAAATATTATTTTTTTTTAAATATAAATACAATATATTTAAAAAAAAATCTTCTTATTTTTTCGTGTTTTATTCTTTGGTATATATAAATAGATAGGCATATATTTTCAAGGCATATTTTATATAAAATAAAAATTTGATTTAAAGAATTGCCTTTATAATATATAAATTATACAAATGACATATCTACAAGATAAAATAAATAAGTTTTTCAAAAAAAGAAATGAAATATTTAAAAAACCACTTGAAAAAATAATAAATAAAATGTTAAATAATTGTAAATATATAAATGGAGAAAGTTTAGAGAGACATAATTGGGGAAATAATCCACTAAAATTAAAACATATCCCAAAAAACATTAATTTACCTTCATTTGAAGAAGATTTATTAAATGCACTTAATTTAGAAGATAATGAAAAATCAATAGTAGAATTATTATGGGGAGATATACAACTTGGAAAAAGAGTTCAAGCGTGTATAATTATGTGGATTTCGGTTTATATATTAAAAAGACCAGTTTTATACATTTTTAGAAATTTGACAATAGACCAAAAACAATTACAAGATGATATAATTGGAACAGAAAATTACAATTTTAATATTCAATTTATTAGAAATTTATTTGAAGAATTTAATAATGAACTCCAAGAATATTTTCAGGAAAATAATGTTGAATATTGGAAAGATTATAAACTTCCAGAACTAAAAGATATAAATAGTAATGATATTATTAGTAAATTAAGTAATAAAGAAGCAATCAATTCAAATGACATATTTTGTTGTTTAATGAACCATACTCAGTTAGCAAAACTAAATACGAAATTTAGTGAGTATATTTATTACAATGATGAACTTGTTAATATAACCACATTAGTCGATGAAAGTGATTTAATGAGTCCTACATCTTCAAATGATAGAACTAATGATAATGATAAAAAAGATTCTACCGCGTGTGAAATATTGATTGCCAAAATATATAAAAAAGTAAAATATGCGCTACATATTACAGGCACAGCACATTCATTGTTATATAATATAACAACCAGATTAAGCGACAATACTGATATACAAATTAAAATATCAAAAGTTCATAAAATGAAAAGGTCAAATGATTATTTTGGATTATTTAATAGTTCTATAAATTTTAACACAACACTTGTTGAATCTTGGTGGGATTATCAAGATACAGAAAATCATAAAAAAAAAACTTGTTATGATATTGTTGAAGATTATAATATTAATATAAAAAAAATAATAGAAGAATTACTTAAAAGACCTACAATTAAATATAATTCGTTATTGATTAGTGAAGAAAAAATAAGAGCTAATCAATTTTGTTTAGTAGATAAAATAGTCAAAGATTTCCCTAATTTGTTTATCGTAATATATCATGGAAATTGTTTAAGATTATATTTTTCAAAAAAATATGAAAAAGAAATAAAATATTGGTCTAAATGGGACTCAAAACAATCATCCACAAGTCAAAGATTATGGCAATCAGGAGGAATATACGGCTCATCTATAGATACTGAAAAATCTGAAAAACTATCTAATAATTATTGCTATTTCAATATAAATACAAAAATATTAAATATAAAATTTGTTTATAAATTATTAAGAATTTTATTTGAAAAAAGCGATACACAAATTTTATGTAAAACAATTATAACAATAACAGGTAAATATGGAGAAAGGGGATATTCTTTTACAAGTGACGATTATGATAATTATTCATTACATTTAACAGACCAGTATTTTGTGTCTCACGCATCATTAAACTGCACTGACATTTCACAACGATTAAGATTACAAGGGAAATATAACGACTTAGAACTTAAAAATGGGAGTATGAAACTTACTTTATGGACGACTCCTGAATTACAAGATATGATACAGAATTTTTATGTAAAATTTATAAAAGAAATTGAAAAATTTATTATGGGTTGTGAGAGTTGGGAAGAAATTAAAGATTTATTAGAAAGTATAATAGATAATGGAGATTTTAAGTTTGGTAAATATATGAAGTATATTGATGTCTCAAAGAAACGAAAAAATTTAAAACCAATTAAACATTATGACAGCAAAAATAATGGTTATAAATTAATTGTTATTGATGATATGAATGATACTGAAATAAATGAATGGTGTAAAGAAACTAAATTAGTTGATTATGTATGTATTAATGAAATCCAAGAAATGAATATTTATGAATTTATTGATAAATATGGTGATTATGAAAGCGATGTTCCTCTGTGCATTGTTAAAAATAGTATTGTAGATTTTGATAGAAAAAAATTAAATGAATTTGTATTGAATAAATTTCCTTCACTACAATATTTTAAGTTAGATAGAGTAGTTCAAATTCAATCAGGAAGTGCGAACAGTGATAGATATAATGGTATACAGAATTCAATTGAACATAATGAGGCTTATAATTATTATATTACAAAACGTAAACCAAATACATATAATATTTTGGTTTATGATAGTTATGACAATATACATATCACTATCACAAAAAATAACAAAATTTTACCAAAACAAACAAACAATTATATAAAAAAAACTCCGTATATTGTTGATGGTGATAAAGTTAAATATTCAATTCTTAAAGAAGAATACAAACAACAAAATAATACTCACGGATATACAAATGAAGACGGAGATGATTTTATTGAAGACGACAATAAATTACCACAAAAATATTATTGGAAAACTCCTGATGGTTGGTTATATTTGTATGATAAAGATAAACCAGAAATTATTTCGTTAGATATAGTAGATCCTCTACCTATTAAAAATGTTATACAAACAAACATTTCAACAGAACCATTAATTAATAGTGATATATTGCTATTTGCAAATTCGTGTTGTAAAAAAACGGAAAAAACAAACTTAAGATTTGGATTAAAAAATATATTCAAAATATATGAAACATGGTGCAAAATAAATGGTAAAAAATGTTTGAAAACGCAGAAAAAATTTAAAGAGGAGTTTGAAAAAATAAATTACAAAGAAGAAAAAAGCAAAGGTGTTGATGTAAATAATAAACCTGGTAAACGAGGTTATAATATTATGGTTTCATTATAATTTATTTGACTTAAAAGTAATTTACAAATATTATATAATATGAAAGATTATATAATTAATTCTTTTATTTTACACGATAACAATACACTAATAGATATATATAATTATATAAAGTGTCGGTATGATAATTTAGTTGAAATAAATGATATAAAATCTGAATTGACTAAATTAATTAAAAATAATCTTATTTTTTTTAATAACAAAAATTATAAATTATCAAACGAAGGTAATGTAATATTAAATGACCTTAAGTATTATTATTCAAAAATTATTATTAAATTTTATAAAAAATATAGTAAAAATAATATAAAATATGAATTAAGAGAGATTAGACAAGAACAAAAACAATTGAGAAATTATTTAATTACTAATAAAACGCAAATGTGTATAATTTGTGAAAAAAAACTACCATTATGTTTATTAGAAACAGCACATCTAAAACCAAGATGTATATTAAATAATAATGAAAAAAATGATAAAAATATTGTAGAATTTATGTGTAGATATTGTCATAATTTATACGATAATGGATTTTTAGCTGTTTATAAAGGATTATTACAAGTTTCAACATTTATAAATCAGTATGATTTACATTATAATAAAAACAAACAAATACCTTATTACAATTTACAAAATGAAATATATTTTATTTTTCATTATAATTATATCTATAAAATGGGTGTTTGAAATGAGAAAAAGTGTAATATTATTTTTTTTAAATATAAATACAATATATTTAAAAATATAAATAGAATAAATATAATAAATCTTTATATGTCTCGTTTTGCTATATTAAATGAAAATATTCCAAAAAAAGTAAAATCCAGCAAAAATGAATATAAAAATGAATATTATAGTAATAATTCAAGAAATTTTACTTCATTTACTTCAAATAAAAATAATTTATATAATGATCTAAAAAATAAAGATAATCAATTAAAACAACAAGAACAAGATAAAAAAAATTTATTATCATTAAATAATTTTCCAGAATTAGAAAATATTATATTAATAAAAAATAATCAAGTAAATTCAAATGATAATTTAAGTTTTATGGATAAATTAAAAACTCAACCAATACTTAATGAAATAGAAGATATAGTAAAACCAGGATGGATATTAATTAATACAACTCCAAATACGAATATAATAAATATTATTTATAGTAATGATTTACCAAAAGAAGAAATAAAAGAAGAAGATTTACCAAAAGAAGAAATAAAAGAAGAAGATTTACCAAAAGATGATTTACCAAAAGAAGAAGATTATTATTTATTTTTTAAAATATTTCAAAGTTTAGACAATTTATATAAAAATTATACTAATCAATATATAGAAAATTGGGGTGAAGATGAATGGGAGAAAATGTTTAAATTTGAGAATTATGATTATACCTATTTTGATAAATTGGATGAATTAAATGATATAGAAAATTAAAATTAAAATTAAAATTAAATATGAATTAGTTAAATATTATAATGTATATTATATTAGTTTTTTATGAGTATTATGAATATTGAATCAAATTTAAATAATGATTGGATAATTAATTTTGATAAAATGGATAAAATCTATAAAGATTATTATAAAGATGATTTATATTATATAAATTTAAATTTTATTTATATAAATAAAAATAATGAAATTCAAAAAATAAAACAAGAATATTTTTTAATGACAACTCCTAATTATATTTTAAGAGAAGAAATAATTGAAATACTTAAAAAAAATATGTATGATAATAATTGCCGATATTCATTATTATCAATATTAAAATATAATATAACATTAGATACAAATAATGTTTCTAATTTTTTAAAGGATGATATAGATACAGATTATTTAACAATAATAAATAATGTAGATTCTATTAAATTTGAAAAAACAATTCATATGTTTCAAGATTTAAATGATGTTATATTTATATTTAATGAAAAATCAAATGAAGTAAAAAAAAATAATGATAATGCAACTAAAAAAAATATTAAAACTGTAATTCATACAAAAAATACAAAAACAAAAAATACAATTAAAAAAAGATATAAAGATTAATTAGTATATTTATTATTATTCAAATAATGACTACTGTAGAAAATTGTCCCGACAATTGTCAATATGGTGAAAAAAACCATTTAGAATATAAATGGTCTTTTGATATTAAAGAAAAAATATTACAATTGAGTTTCCAACTCATACGAAGTGATAAATTAGGTATTCTATCTCTTGAAAAAAAATTAACTGAAATATTAACTGAATTAATTCGTAATAAATCCGATGAATCAAAGTATTTATTGAGTATTCTTTACAAAATGATAGGACACACTCGTGATATTATTGATGGAAAAGGAGAATGTGCATTAACGTATATGATGATTTATACATGGTATGATTTTTTCCCTGTATTATCATTGTATGCTCTAGAAACGTTAGTTTTACAATATGATATATTAACTATTCCATATGGTTCTTGGAAAGATCTTAAATATTTTTGTGAATATTGTAAAAATAAAAATAAATCTCTGGATCATCCTTTAATTCAAAAATGTATTTCTCTTATGAATAATCAATTAAAAACAGATTTACATAATAATAAAACAAATTCTATTGATATTTCATTAGTAGCAAAATGGATACCAAGAGAAAAATCTTCTTTTAAATGGATATATGAAGCTATTGCTACTAATTATTTTAATGAATATATTATAACTGCTACTACTACTGAATTACAATGTAAAGCAATTTTAAAATGTAAAACTGAATATCGAAAAATATTATCAACTTTAAATAAATATTTAGATACTTTGCAAATAAAACAATCTAGTAAAAATTGGGATGAAATCAATTTTAAAAATGTAACTTCTATATCACTTTCAAAACAAAAAAATGCATTTTTAAATATTAAAAAAAATCATCAACCGAGATATATTGATGATATGGATAGAATTAAATGTGCTTCTAATTTTGAAACATATATTAAAAAAAGTGTTAATTATAAAATTGAACTAAAAGGAAAACGAATTGGAATGGCAGATTTTACTAAACAAGCTTGTATAATTTATAAATCTCCTAAAGATCAATTCACTAAAATAAAAACAGATTTATTAAATTCACAATGGCGTGATAATTCAAGTTGTTCTACTTCTTTTGGAAAAATGATAGCTATGGTAGATGTTTCCGGATCAATGGAGGGAGATCCGATGAATGTTGCAATTGCTCTTGGTATTAGAATTGCCGAAAAATCTATTTTGGGTAAAAGAATAATGACTTTTTCGAATTCTCCTAGTTGGGTTAATTTAGAACCATATAAAGATTTTGTTTCTCAAACTGAAATTATTATGAAATCCGATTGGGGAGGAAATACTAATTTATATGCTGCTTTTGATTTAATATTAAATACAATTGTAACTAATAAAATGAATTCAGATGATGTAAAAGATATGATTTTTGTTATTTTATCTGATATGCAATTTGATTGTGCTGATAAAAATGAATATAAAACCGTTTATGAAACAATTAAAATTAAATATGCAGAAGCAGGAAAACTTATTTGTGGAAAACCATATAATCCGCCTCATATTCTTTTTTGGAATTTGAAAAATACTTCAGGTTTTCCATCATTATCTACTCAACTTAATGTATCTATGATGTCTGGATTTAGTCCTGCATTATTAAATTTATTTTGTGAACAAGGAATTGAAGCACTTCAATTTATTTCTCCTTGGATTCAATTAGAAAAAAGTTTAGAAAATCAAAGATATTCTATTTTAAGTGATAAATTAGAAAGAGAATATTAATATTTTAAATATTATTATATTATATGTTACAATCCATTCAAAATGGGTATAAAATACCCAATATAATTCATCAAACTTTTATTAATACTAATTTACCTATTGAAATAGTAAATGTTATTAGTGAAAATAAAAAAAGATGTCCTGAATGTAAATTTCTATTTTACAATGATAATGATTGTAATACTTTTATTAAAGAAAATTATCCTGAAAAAATATATAATGCATATAATAATATTAATAGTGTTTATGGAGCAATGAAAGCGGATTTTTTTAGATATTGTGTTTTATATAAATTAGGAGGAATTTATTTAGATATAAAATCTATTATTAAGTATCCTATTTTTAAATTACTTAATAAAAATGATATTTGTGTTTTAGATTTACCTAGAAAATTGGAAACGTGGAGAACAACACCTACTTATGAACAATGGGTTTTAATTTTTGCGCCAAATCATCCTTATTTGTTAAAAATGATTAATTTAATGACATATTATATTGAAATTAAATATGAACCTTCAATTGGAGGAACCACTAATATAGATACCAAACAAAAAATATTAAATGTTACAGGACCAGATGCTTTTACAAAAGCAATTAATATGTATAGATCTGAAAATAATAATGTCATTTTACATCGTTCTATTGATTATTACAGTTATTTCACTTATTCAAATTCGGATCATACAAAAATGTATTCTATAAATAAAAAAAAACATTATAGCAAATACAATGAATCATTATATAAATAAAAAACATTATATAAAATAATGAATCATTATATAATTAAAAAATATAATAATATATAATATAATTATGACAAATAATATATGTATAGTTATGTGGTTTGATGATTCTATTAAAGAATATGCGGAAGTAAATTATAATATTAATAAAATATATTGTGATAAATATGGTTACAGTATAATTAAATCTAATATTAAAAAAACAAATATGCAACCTCATTGGGAGAGAATACCATTAATGATAGAGCAATTACAAATTTTTGATTATGTTGTATGGGTAGATGCGGATGCATTATTTTTAAAAGATAGTCCACCAATTACAAATATAATAAATGAACATTCGGATAAATTATTTATTTTAAGTGCAGATTTAAATAAAGTAAATGAATGTGATATTAATACTGGAGTTATTATAGTAAAAAAATCACCTATTAGTGTTGAAATTTTAAAACAATGGTATACTAATAAAAATATTATACGTAATAATTCATATCATATTTTAGATCAAGGTTCTCTTAGATATATGTATGATAAAAATTTATATGGATTAAAAGTTAATAGTATAATAATTCCATATGGAATTTTACAAATTTTTCCTTTACATAAGGATAATAAATGTGATGTAAACAGTAATACTATTGAGAATAAATCTAAATATGGATTAACAGATAAAGCATTTATAGTACATTTAGCTGGTTATAATTATAATCGTAGAGTATTTTTTTCTACATCATATTTAAAATATAATACTTTTAATTAAAAAAAAGTATTAAAAGTATTTGTTATTAATTAAAAAAAGTATTTAAAAGTAATTATTAATTAAAAAGTATTTCTGGAGAAATCATTATTCTTGCACCACTATTTTGTCTGGCTTGAATATGAAATGCACGATGTTCGCAATCTTCATATCTTCCATCTACAGTGATATATTTTTTGTATACTAATTTTGATTTTGTAATATTCATATGGGCTTGCATATTTATTTTTGGAATTAAATCTTTTCGAATTCTTCCATCATAATAAGTTTTCAAAAACTTATTTGTTTTATAAATAGAAAATCCATTAAATGATGAGATACATGGTAATAATTGATCTTGTGGTAATTTATTTAAAAGAGCGGTAATATAATTTTGAATTATTGTATAATTATTATTATTATTTTCAAAATGATTATAACTAAAACAATATGGATGAATAGATAATCCCCAAATATCATAATATTTAGGATTTGTATTAAAAGATAATGCATCCCAATCTTCTCTCTTTAAATATTTATTTAAAATATTTAAATTTATTTCTTTACAATTTACATCATCTAAATCCATCATTATAAAATAGGGAAATTGTTGTACATTTTTTTTTACAAAATTTAAACAATAATTTCGTGCAATTGCTATATTATGTGTTCTAAAAGTTGATATAGGTTTTTTGTTAACATAAAATAATAATTTAGAATTGATTTGTTGATATTCTTTTAATATTTGTAGTGTATTATCATTTGATTTATCATAAAAAATAACAATTTTATAATCATTGAAAAGAGAACCGATTTTTGTTATATTATCTAAATTTTTAGATAAATAACGTCCTACATTTTTTACAGGTCCGCATATACAACAATTCATTATATTATATATTTAAATAAAATTGAAATTGTATTTAAATATAAATAATATTATATTCTATTTAATTTGATTAATACAAAATGTATACAATTGTTACCGGAAGATTTAATAATGAAACACGTGATTGCAATTACGAATATAGAAAAAAACACGGATTTATTTGTATGTATTGTGTTCCATTAGAATTATCTTCAAAGATTTATTATGATTCAAATGTATTTGTTATAGAAATGAATAATTCTACTAATAAAATTGAAGGTATAGGATTAATTAAAAATAAAACGGTAACAAATAGATATTATAAAGTTCATACAGATGGAAATACTAATAGATATATTTATATTGGTAATTATTTTATAAATCGTGACACAATAATGAGTTATAATGAAATATTAATAAATGTATTAGAAATAATATTATTTAAAGGTAAAACTCATTCAAAAAGAGGAACTGGTTTAACTATATTTCCAGAGAAAATATTAAAGTTAGATATATGTCAAGGAATTAATATAAAAAAAGAAATTTATAAATTATTTATTTTTCATTATAAAAATTTAGAGAGAAATAATAGTTAATAAATATATAATAATAATTAATAAATATATGAATAATTGTTGTATATGTGGAACTGTAAGAAATGTTGGAAGATATTTAGATAAAATATTTGCTAATATGGAACAATTCGGAAATATATTTGATAATTATATTATTTTTTTATATTATGATAAATCAACGGATAATACATTACAAAAATTAAAAGAATATCAACTACGTAATTCAAAATTTCAATATTATATTAATGAAAATGAATTGTTACCTTATAGAACTCATAGATTAGCATTAGGTAGAAATCATTGTTTAACATTTATAAAAGAAAATTATATAGATTATAAATATTTTATAATGATGGATTGTGATGATGTGTGTAATTATAATATTAATTTAGATTTATTTAAATCATATTTAAAGAGAGAAGATTGGGATGCGTTATCATTTCATCATCCAAAAGATTATTATGATATATGGGCTCTTTCAATAAGTCCTTATATATTAAGTTATTTTCATTTAAATTGTTTAATAGAAAGTAGAAAATATATTACGAATATAATAAATAATACTCCATCAAATGAGTTAATTCCGTGTTTATCTGCTTTTAATGGTTTTTCTATTTATATAACAAATAAATTTATAGATTGTAAGTATGATGGAAGATTACGATTTGATTATATTTTAGAATATTTGATAAAAGAAAATATAAAATATAATTGTAAAAATTTTGATTTAAGTAAAGATGATAAAGAAGATTGTGAACATCGTGCGTTTCATTTTGAAGCAATTATTAAAAATAACGCACGTATAAGAATATCTCCGAATTATTTATTTAAATAATTTAGAGAGAAAATTATATATTTAATCATTTTATAATTAAATATAAATTATATTATAAATTATAAATAATATGACAGATATCGATACAAATGTATCAAATTATACTCTTTCAGAACTAATCTCAATCATCGGTATTGAAGATGAAAATGTTAATGAAAATGAAATTATACAAAAATCAAATTTTTATATTAATAAATTTAAAAATAAAAATCCTACAATTTCTGTTTTTTTTCAAAATATTCAAAGTCAACTTTTACAATATGCGTCTAATCTTAAAGACAATAAACATAATGATACATTTG